TTGGGATCCAAACGAAGAAGTAATAAAATAGTTGTTGCACTATCCACCTAAATATGTTATACTAATAAGAAAAGGCATAAAACATGAAAGTTGGTAAACTTAGATACAGTGAAGCATTTTACAGTGTGCAAGGCGAAGGCAAATTTGTAGGAGTACCTAGTGTGTTCTTACGCACCTTTGGTTGCAACTTTCGTTGCATGAACTTTGGTTTAGATAGATCAGAACCCATGCGAGATGAAAAGCAAAAGCAAGGTATTATACACAATCAAGAAGTACAAGGGTTACTTGATGATGGCATACATAAAACTACAAAAGAGTTTAATGACTTGCCGATCATACACACAGGTTGTGATACATATGCTAGTATCTATCCTGAGTTTAAAGAATTCAACATGCTACGTACAATAGATGAAGTCGTTGAACATTTGATTAGTTTACTGCCTGAGGGCAAGTGGACAATGGATAACGGACAAGACGTACATTTGATTCTGACTGGTGGTGAGCCACTGTTAGCATGGCAAAGATTGTATGTAGAATTGTTTGAGCATCCTAAAATGAAGGACTTAAAAAATGTTACATTTGAAACAAATACGACGCAGATGCTTCATACTGATTTTAAAGAGTATCTTGCCAATCAGGAGAGGTTTGAGGTTACTTGGAGTTGTTCCCCAAAGCTCTCAGTTAGTGGAGAACCTTGGGAGACTGCTATTAAGCCTGCAGTGGCTGTTGATTATAGCCACGTGGACGATAGTGACATGTATCTTAAGTTTGTGGTCGCTGATCGGACTGACATTGACGAAGCCGGTAGAGCTGTTGCAGAATATCGCAAAGCAGGCATTGAATGTCCTGTATACCTTATGCCGTTGGGTGGTAGGAGTGAAGAATACAATCTTAACGTCCAAGAAGTCGCAAACATCTGTATGGAAAAAGGATGGCGGTTTACACCCAGACTACATATCAGCCTCTTTGGAAACGCCTGGGGAACCTAAACAAACACCACTAGAACGTGCAATGAAGGCACCTATAGATATAAATGAGTTACGTAAAAGAGGACTATAAATGGATTTAAAGATAGAAATTTATAAATGGATCAAAGACTATGCAGAAACCCACAACATAAACCAATTGGTTGTTGGAGTTAGTGGCGGTGTGGATAGTGCAGTAGTTAGTACATTATGTGCATTAACAGGCATTCCTACATTGTGTTTGGTTATGCCTATAAGACAAAAACAAGAACAAACTGACTTAGGTATTGATCATTGCTTGTGGTTGAGTAATCATTATTATAACGTAAGTTGGGAAATGATTGACTTAACAAAAGTATTTGAAACTTTTGAAGATATGTTTAAATCTCCAAAGAATGATTTAGCACTGGCAAATTCAAGAGCAAGACTGCGTATGATGACACTATACCAAAAGGCACAAACATTTGATGGCATAGTTGTTGGCACAGGCAACAAAGTAGAAGACTTTGGCGTTGGCTTTTATACAAAGTACGGAGATGGCGGAGTAGACATATCTCCAATAGCTGATTTATACAAAACAGAAGTTTGGGAGATGGCACGTGAACTAGGCATCGACCAACGTATCATTGATGCAAAACCCACTGACGGACTCTGGGACGATGGTAGAGTCGACGAGGATCAACTAAACGGAATGAGTTATAAAGAACTCGAAGAATGTATGAAACTTGCCGAAGCTGATGTGTTAGAAGAAGACGAAGTGGTTAAAGTTGACAAATACAATTCAATAAGGAGTCGTAACCTACATAAGATGAATCCAATTCCGGTATTTGTAAAGCCGTGATTGTATTTAACGGTTGTAGTTTTGTTGAACAAAGTCATTTAGAATTAGAAAGTGTAGATTGGAAAAGTTTATATTGGCCTGCACTAATATCAAAAGAACATGTAAACCTAGCTCAATCAGGTTGTTCAAACACTCGTATATGGCGTACTACACTTGATTATATTCACAGTGGAAAAGATATTAGTGCATTAGTTCTTGGATGGACAAACATTGCAAGAGAAGAGCTTCCAACTAGCAATGGCGACACATTAAATTGTTTGCCATATAGTGCGTCTTTTAACAATGACCCGCATGTAGAAGCAAAAGAATTGCATGAACATTGGTACAAATATCATTACAACGATTGGCTAAGTTACGAACGTCTTATAGATTATATATTAACAATACAAGATGCGTGTGCAGTAAGGAAAATATACTGTTACATGTTTAATTCATGGGATACAAATAGTCTTAGAGTACCAAGTAAACTAATAAAACAAAACTTTAATAAGTTAAATAATAAAATGCCATGGAGATGGAAAGACGACCTGGCACGTATTGAACGTAAAATAGGCTTTATTGATTTTACAAAATGGATCTGGTCTCCGAATACACATTTACTCAATTGGGCAGATACAAATAACCTAGAAAGAGAAAGCCATGGGCATCCTAATTTAAATGCCCAGAGACCTATAGCAGACTATATAATTAACAAAACTAAACTTAGGAGGTAACAATGAAAGTAGGCGACTTAATTTTAGAAGCAGCTCGTAAACAAGCAGAAGGCGAGATTGCAGTGCATCAAGCAAACATTGAGGTATATAGAACTATGCCAGCAGGCATTGGTGAACATTCGGATGTAACAGAAGCTGTTATTGCAGAGCTAAACAAATTAGCAGAAGCAGATGATAGACTTGAAATGATTGAAAAATATTTTTCTGAGTAAGGTAAAACATGTTAGACAAAATTAAACGTGCAATGGGAATCAAAGAAAAGCCTGTAGTACAAGAAAAGTCCAAAGCAAAAGCAAAGAAAACGCCAAAAGAAATTGCTACTGCAAAAGGCGAGGCGTATGTAGCAGTACTTGGAATGGATGTAGATGCTGATGATATTAATAATGGTGCATTTGAACTAGACTGGAATGAAAAGTTTATCGCAAACCTTGTTAGAGCTGGATACCAATTGAAACCTGGCGAACCAGAACACGATATTATTGATCGTTGGTTCCAAAATGTATGTCGTAATGTTGTACTTGAAACATACGAACAATCAACAGCTGATCCTGAAACTCGTTATGTAAAAAATCGTGACTTAGGTAACGGATATACTGAAGTAAAATGATACTATATACCAATGGCGACTCTCACACTGCGGCAGCGGAATGTGTGAACAATCATGCGTTTGCAGAAGACGATCCGAGATACTTTACAATGGGCAGAGCTCCTCATCCTGAAAACTTAAAGCATAGTTGGGGAAAGTTACTAAGCAATAGACTCAGTTGTGGATTCAAGTGTGAAGCTGAAAGTGCAAGTTCAAATACTAGAATCATTAGAACCACACGCAACTGGCTAGAAAAACAAGCACACGATATCAATAGAACACTGTATGTTATCCAATGGAGTACTTGGGAACGTGAAGAATGGCTAATTGATGATGATTACTATCAGATTAATGCAAGCGGAACGGACGATGTTCCTCAAAGCCATCAACAAAAATACAAAGAATATGTTGCTAAAGTAGACTGGAAAAAGAAAACCAAAGAAGCACACGAAGACATCTGGCAATTTCATCTAGAGTTAGACAAACTAGGTGCAAAGCATATATTCTTTAACGGCAATAACAACTTTAGCAAAGTTAAAGATCAAAAACAATGGGGATCCAGTTACATTGATCCTTATGGTGATACTACTTTTAATAAAGTAGTAGGAGCAAGTTGTGATACTGTTAGTCCGATTAGTTGGCACTATGGTACTGATGGGCATAGAGTATGGGCACAATATTTAACAAGATATATAGTTGACAATCGTCTAATCTAGTGTTATAATAAGTGTATTATTAACAAAAGGATTCGTATGAAGTATCTATTGATTGACACTGCTAACATGTTTTTCCGTGCAAGACACGTTGCCTTTCGTGCAAGTGACCCATGGGAGAAAGTTGGTTATGCACTGCACATAAGCATGGCTGCTATTAACAAAGTTGTAAAGAAGTTTGATGCTGATCATGTTGTATTTTGTTTAGAAGGTCGTAGTTGGCGTAAGGACTTCTACAAGCCATACAAGGCTAATAGAAGTGAAGCAAGAGCTGCACTATCTGAACGTGAACAAGAAGAAGAAAAACTGTTCTGGGACACGTTTGATGACTTCAATCAATACCTACGTGAAAAAACCAATTGCAGTGTGTTACGAGATGGTGATGCAGAAGCAGATGATCTGATTGCACGTTTTATCGCACTACATCCACAAGATGAGCATGTTATTATCAGCAGTGACAGTGACTTTTATCAGTTGATCACAGAAAATGTAACACAGTTTAATGGCATTACTGACAACTTGATCACACTAGAAGGTATATTTGATGCTAAAGGCAAGCAGGTTATAGATAAGAAAACAAAAG